TCTCATTAGGGCGGTATAGAACTGCAGAGGAGGCCTCCGCCGCCTACTGTGCCGCCGCTGTAAAGTATTTCGGCGAATTCGCGAGGTTCGAATAATGAAACTCTCCGACGATCACAAGTACTCCCTGTACGAACTCCTCCTCAGCGATGGCTACCACCCCCTCCTCCACGTCCTGGAAGAGCACGTGCGGGATATGGAAGATGCGACCAATAAGTACAACCTCAAAGACGGGGTGCAAGGCCTGGTTGAAACGAAGGCCCGCGCGGAAGGAGCCAGACGTTTAGCGCACAATCTGACGAAATTTCTTGAGGAGTTTAAGAATAGGCACCGTAGAGGCGAGTAGACTATAGGAGCTGGCGGACAAGCAATAGCTTGGCCTACAACGTCGGCGCCATGATGGATAAAAACGCCCGGCTTCTAGAACCGGGGAAGGCTGAGTCTGGCCCGTCAGCGCCACCCATACCTGTTATGCACTACAATGTACAAAAAGGCTAATTCCAGTACATTATGGTGATCAGTACCCACTAATTAGGTACCTTTTTACCACCCAGTACCCATTAGTGGTAACTTTGCCACGTCCTCCTGCCACTTCCTGACAGTATCTAGCACATCCACGCATAGCAGGCGCGCACACCCTCCATACTAGTCAATAGGCGCCCTCGCGCGCCCACTACGGGTAACGGCGTAACCGTTCTAGGCAGGCAATAGAGCCCGACCTGGTAAATAAACGACTACCCCACGTAATGGAGGCACATATGGGTGACGAAAACGTCAACCAACCTGATGGGTCCGCTCCGGACACCAATGCAGATCCAATCCAAAACATAAAAGGCGAAATGAATCGCAAGCTTGGCAACGTCCAAGAGCAGCTGCAGAAGAATAATGAGGCCTTACAGGCTCTGATGAACCGCCTAGCCGCCCAAGACCGTCCGGCCCCTAAGGCCCCGGCCCCTGAGAGTAAGACCAGTAAGATCAAGGAGTTGTGGTACCAGGACGAGGAGGCGGCCGCGAACCTCATCGTAGAGGACGCTGTGCAGAAGGCTGAGGCACGCATAACTCAGAAACTGGAGTCTGATCGCAAGATTACGCAGCGTGAATCCCGCGTCCTGAACGAAATCTTCCAGGATTACCCGGAGATCGGCGACCAGAACAGTGCTCTGTATAAGAAGGCTGTAGAGACTTACAACGCCCTCCCGGAAGAGGATCGCGCCAACCCCCTGGCCTACAAGGTAGCTGTTCGCGATGCAGCCATAGATTTGGGCGTCCAGCCCATGAAGAAACGGCAAGCCAGTGGCAATAATGACGATTTCACGATGAGCAGCGGTGGCTACTCGAGCCAAGGCACATCGGGACGAGCGAGGAAGAGCGACGACCTGCCGCCCGAGACCCTGCTCTTTGCCCAAGCCGTCGGCCTCAATGTATCTGACAAGAAGACCCTCGAGAACCTCAAGAGCCATAGCAAGCGCGAGTGGCTTAAGTACAAGGGTTAATTAAACTTTTTAGGAGAAATGCATGAAACCCACTAAGAAACCGCAGGGACGCCAAGTGGCTGATCCTGTTATCAATTATGACGATATCTTCGGCAATCAGCTCTCTGTTCCGCCCGACGTGGCAGAGGACATGGCTACGCACGGCTGGGAGCCCCACTGGCTCAACGCCAAACAGCTCCATACCAACCAGGGGTACCACCCCAAGGGCTGGAAAGTGTACCGCCGCGACCGTCAGGCACTAGGCACGCCTAGTACTCGTACAATGGATAGTCAGGAGTTCCGGTACGGCTCCGATCCTGATGGATGCATTAGGCGCGGGGACCTCATCCTGGGCTACAAAACCTCTGAGGAAGTGGCGAAGCATAGGGCGTACCTGAAGCAGAGAGCGGACCGTCAGAGCAACGTACAGGCCACCACGGCCAAAGAACTCCGCAAGATGGTCAGAGATGGTGGTCTCGCCTCCACAGTGATTGAAGGCGACGACGACTAATCTAAGTCTGGTTAGGACATGTAGGTCCTCCAGGCATCTAACAACACCTAAATTCAGCTAAGCCATTAGCTGTCTTTTTGGAGGATATACATGGCGAATTTGGATAGGCCGAGGGGCTTTGCGCCTCACGGTAAGGTATTGCGTTCGCGCCCGTATCAAGCGGGTTCGGCGTGCTATCCGGGCGACCTGGTTACTTTGGCCAGTGATGGCGAAGTGGACCCAGTGGCGACCGGTGGCGAGATTCTTGGACTGTGCCTCACTTACGCTTCGGCGCAAGGGCAGGAAGTGCTGGTTGCGGATCACCCCGATCAGCTCATCGCTGGCCAGGCGGACGAAACGGAGCTCGATCTTCAGACCGATGTTGGCAACATGTGCGACATAGTGGCCACGGCTGGTAACAGCACCTACAAGACTTCGCGCCAGGAAGTGGACTCGAGTTCCGTTGGTTCCGGCGCGGCGCAGCTCCAGATCTTGGGCATTGAGCGTCGTCCTAACAACGCTCTTGGCGAGTTCGTGGAAGTGGTTTGCCGCATCAACGAGCACCAATTTGGTGATAGCAACGCCGGAGTCTAAGGACTAACCGGTTTTTAAAGAAGGATTTAACTAATGTCTGCTCCAGTTGCATTGAGAGCCAATTTCAGCAATCTGTATGGCTCTTCCATGCTCCCTGTCCTCGAGGAGTTGTTCCGCGCCGAAATCGCGCAGCACCCCTCGCGGCGCAGTGAGCTGTTCCGCATGGTTTCGACCGATCGGGACATCTATCAGACCGCTGACATCCATGACATGGATCTGTTCAGCCAGGTCTCTGAAGGCCAAGAATATAGCTTCGTTCGCCCCAAGCAGGGTGCGTCCAAGACTTTCACCCCGGTGAAATATGGTCTTGGTTTCAGCATCTCTGAAGAGATGGTGGACGATGGCAAGTTCGACATGATCGCCCTCATGACTCAGAAGCTGGCCCGCTCGGCCCGTGAGAGTCAGGAGATCAACGCGATGAACGTGTTCAACAACGGCTTTGGCTCGGAAACGGCCAATGACGCGGTTGCCTTGTTCTCCACGTCGCACACCTTGCCCAGCGGCGGAACCTTCCGCACCCGTCCTTCGACGTACGCTGACCTGAGCCAGAGCTCTCTGGACCAGGCATTGTATGACTTTGAGACGATCTTCGTTGGTGACAGCGGCATCATCATGAACATGAAGCCGAAGATCCTCCTGGTTCACCCGTCGAATAAACGGTACGCCAAGGAGCTCATTGGCTCGGACCTGAAGCCTGACACCGCGGACAACAACCTGAACTCCCTCAAGGATGAAGGCCTGCGTGTTGTGTCGAGCCCGCACCTTACCGATACCGACGCGTGGTTCCTCCTGGCCGATCCCTCTGAGACCGGCCTCAAGATCGTTGAGCGCAAAGGCATCGAGACCAAGGCCGCTGGCCCGGATGTTGGGTTCGCGACGGACTCGATTTACTACAAGGCTCGGTACCGTGAAGCCATCGGCGTGGATAACGCCTACGGCATCTACGGCAACCAGGGCGCCTAAGTTAACTTAGGTTCGATTAGACAATTAGGTGGGTCGGGGTAGCTCCCCGGCCCGCCGTTACCTGCACACAGCCTTAGCGGGCTGTAACTGAGGAAGAAACATGGCTTCACATTTTTTAGGCCCTGTGCGTAACCGTCCCAAGAACGAAGGGCTGCGCGCGTGGTACTCGAACCTCCCCCTAGGCCTGGGAGAAACTGATCTTATCCAATATTGGAACGATTTTCTGTTCGCTCAGAACTATTCAGGCTCTGATTGGGTAGTTACGGAGACCGACGCAAATGCCACGCAGGCCATTGCGGCCGACGAGGTAGGCGGAGCGCTCCTATTGACTAACACTGCGGCTGATAATGACATCGTGCAGCTGCAGAGTGCCGAAGAGTGGTTCAAGCTAACCGCTGGCAAGCGCGCCTGGTTCAAGGCCCGCTTCAAAGTTAGCGATGCGACGCAGTCGGATCTGTTCGTTGGTTTTGCTACCACAGACACATCCATCATCGCGGGTACCACGGACGCAGTGGGCTTCCGTAAAGCGGATGGTTCCACTTCGTTAAAGAGCCTCACTGAGGACAACACCACTGAGACCGAGAATACCGCAGTAACCATGGCTGATGACACCTATGTGTCGGTGGCCTTCTACTGGGACGGCATCGCGACGGTGCGCTTCTATGTGAACGACTCCTTGACGGCGTCGCACACGGCAAACATCGAGCAAACCAACAAGTTGGCACTCACTGTGTGTCTCCAAAACGGAGAGGCAGTGGCTAAAACCATGACTGTCGATTACATCGGCGCCTGGTTAGAGCGCTAATAGATTTTAAGTTCAATTAGTCGGGGGATTCGGGGAGTTCCCTGGTCCCCCGACGTCTTAAGGAGACACACACTATGGCTTTGAAACCAGTGACTCTGACGAAGGTGAATGTGGCTACGGCTGGCACCGAAGTAGCGCTAGCCAGTACGGACATCTACGCTAGTACGATCATTTTTCAGGCTGATGAGGCAAACGCTGGTCGGGTATTCATCGGGGATTCTAACGTGTCAGCTACCCGTGGATTGTCACTAGACGCCGGCGAAATGCTGGTTGTGTCGGCTGACGCTTCTGGACGCAACGGCGAAGAGTTTAACCTGCGCGACTGGTATGTTGACGCGGCCCAGAACAACGAAGACGTGCAGGTAACGTACTTCACTCGGAGGTAGGTCACTATGCCTGCCTTTCACATACCGGGCGGCGGAGGCGGCGGTGGCACATGGGGAGAGATAACCGGCACTCTCTCTAATCAGACCGATCTTCAGAACGCTCTGAACGCTAAGCTAGGAACTTCAAAGTTTGTATCCTATAAGGGTGTCAGCAACACGTTCACCTTTGAAGGTTGGACGGCTGTTCCCTTCACAACGGTCGTATCTGACGCCGACAGCGTTTACAACACCTCTAACGGGCAACTCACGGTCCCGGCCTCATGGAACGGCCGGGTAGCAGAGCTCTACGCCTACATCTGGGGGGACTTCGAGAGCTACAGCGTGGGCGTGGCGTTTAATGCCTCAGTTTGGAAAAACGGGGTTTTCGCCGGCTACATCGACGCCACGGAAGTACAGCGCACCGCCACCCAAGAGCCCAGGTGCAAGGGGCTTTGGCGGGACACAGTGGCTACCGGCGACGTGCTGACCATCCGAGTCTATAACGGTCAAGGCGTTCGACATCTTCGTAGCGACGACA